TGATGCAACCGCCATCAACGAGACCCAAGAAATACTTGAGAAAATCGGCTGGCCGGCGGCCCCAAAAGTTACTGAGGAAGGAATGGAATTTACCACTTTCAAAAAGTACCGGAAGTATTTTGTCGGTGGCACTGACATTCGCCAAGGAATTAAAAAGCTTGACCTGCAAGTCGCGAAGGAACTTTCCAACCTCAAAGGGCTGGGGCCGGTCTACAAGCGGTCTGAGCAATACGCCAATATTGAGAATGAGCTTGAGTCCTTGTCTAGATATTTCGAGTCTGAGCCAGTCGAAATACCAGACATCAAGGTTGATGAAGTTTGGGAATTGGTTGGCGACATATTTAGGAATAGCAAGCTCACACCCTTCGCACACATCATTCGCAAATGGGAGAAGAAATATGGCCTTGGCCCATTTTGGGGTGACCCACAATCTAAGAAATGGCGCAAACTTTCACGTGCCAAGTTCATACGTTCAATTGGGGGAATTCCCGCCTTTATCAGGCTGTGGGCTCGGACCTTTGAGGTGGCCCCGGGACTGGTGCCTGTTGCTCCAGTATCTGTGAAAGGGGAGGCACTTCCAGAAAAGAAGTGGATGGCAGACATAGTTCGGACTGTCATCGGAAGTCCCGTGGCCCATTACATTAGTTCCACGATCTGGAATTACTTCCCAAACCACAATTTTAAATTCTGGACCACCAACATCAAGATTGGCATGCCATTGAACGGGATAAACCTTGCCAAGCTGGTGCTTGAACACTCGGCGTACGAGAGGCATTTCGCGGGGGACTTTACTGGTTTCGATGCGACAGTTCAGGACAAGGTCGCCAAAATGGTCGCCAAAGTCCGAAAGAAAGGGTTCGAGCGGCACAGGGATTATGCAAAGATTTGCTTCTTGATTGATGCCAATTACCATAATTTGTTGCGCATGCCCCTCATGACAACATCCACTGGCAACATATATGAGAAGAGCACTGGGTTGTCGACTGGACACTCGTCGACTTCCTTGGATAATTCCCTGGCAGTCACAATCTACTACCTTTGTTGCTGGAAAAAGTTGACCGGCCTCAGTGCACATGAATTCAGGCATTATTGCAAACTTTCGAACTATGGAGATGATCACATCTTGTCTTGGCTGGAAACTGCCCCGCCTGCTTGGAGTCCTGCCAATATCATGAAAATGATGAACTCTTTTGGTGTGGGGCTCAGAGACGAAGAGCCTTCTCATGACCTCATGAAGATGACATTCCTATCAAAATCATGGCGCTTGCCGACTTCAGTTGACATGGCGGAATGCTCATTAGCTGGTGTCATCACGCCGGCAATTGTTGTCTACCATGACCCTAAGAAGTTGGCTGGGAAAGCTTATGCGCCTTCACGGGATGAGAAAATGGACAGAAATTACCGCATTAAGCGATTGGTGAGCTACTTGGACTTGTGTGCACACCATAAAGACTTGTATGACAAGATTCGGTACGACATTGACTTGATTAGAGTGACCAAGAAGGGAACTCAGATGCCATCACCTGTCCCAATACCGACTTATGATGAAGTCTTACGAAAATGGTACGACCCTGAGTCGCATGTCCATGAGGAAGATGAGCCCCGGGACATACGGGGTGACGTTATTGACTACTCTATGAGCGGAGTGGCAGATTTTGTTGTGAACGTGCTATCTTTGATACCGGACGTTGTTAATCCGCAAATCTTCAATATGGGTTACACAAACTATCTGCTTTCATTATTCGCGCGGCATTTGACTTGGCCGGCCGAATTAGTCCGAAGATCCAACTCAGTCCTTACGACTAGTCAGCTCGTTACAATCTTGAAGCGGACGAAGTACGACTTCTTGGCTGATTCCCCGAGCGTCATTGGGCTGCCTTGCGATGATTCTGATGGGACCCTTCTCATAAGACATTGGGTCTATAACTTGTTAACACCACCTAGGGCCAAAACTCCAGCGTCTCAATTGTTGTCCTGGATTGACAACAAGCTGATTAGTTTGAACTTCCTAATCAATGGACACCTCCCAACGGTTGTTAGGCGTTTTGACATACCCTTCCTAGAAATGATCCTCATAGCAGGGTTGTCGTACACGCCACAGTTTAAACTGCCAGCATTCATACAATATGTTAGAGTGCCCACGCTGTCGTCAATTGTTGACGGCGTTATCTCAACTGTGATTGCAAATGTTTGGTCATCTGTGCCTGCAAACATGAAGCAAGCATCACATGCGATATCAGAATTGGGCCCTGAGTGCCCTTCTATTCTAATTGAAGCCCCTACAGGGACGGGCAAGTCGACAACATTTGTAGCATTCACATGGGTCAATCATGGCCATCATTACAAGAGGGTGATAGTGGTTGTGCCTCGCCATTTGCTTGTCACTACATTGACACCCTACTTGCGCAGTGCATTCAATCTCCCTGCCTGGGAGGTCACTGAAGGGTTTGAGTACATGGACACCATGCGGCTCATTGTGACCACACCTCG